CAATAGTTTGTAGTGTAAGAGAATTGATGTCTTGAATAATATCTTGTACAGGAGTTAGCAAAACGCCCAAAGGATCAAATTGTATATAGTCGCTCAGAGGATTATCGGTACAAGTCCAATGATCATCCAGCTTCTGCGCCTCAATCCTGATGAATTGGTCATTAACCTTTGTGACTACGCAGCCGAATGGGAATTTCTTTTCCAGAAGTTCTCTTTCATCTTGTCTGAACTCGAAGGCGCAAGTTCTTAACCACTTCTTGGAAACTGTTACAATATTATCTGGCTGCGATCCCAAATATTGCGTTGAAACACGGCCCCACTGACCATATTCCCAAGGCATTGACGGTGATTGAATTTGACCACCAGCGTAAAGTTCTCGCAATTCTGGGTAGCGGCTTACTGCCTCTACGATGTTTACTTCCTCATCGAACATCAGATAAGGCGATTGCTTGAGATCTTTGGCATATGTAGCAGTCTTGATGTTCAGCCCTCCGAAAACGCACAATTTCTGACGACCCTTTGGATGCGTGGTCTTTTCAACAAGTTTCTGAACAATTAACTTCTGCTTACCAAGAACAGGATTCACCAGTTGCGTGCAATTTGGACAGAACTTCATTCCATCATTCATTGCGAGTTGCATCTGAATATCTGATTCTTGTGGATTAAACTGGTCGCCCAATTGATCTGTATATTCAGGAGGAATTGGCTGTGAGCAGATAGAACAAAGCTCAGCTTCTACTTCCTCTTCTACGTCATCGTATTTGAGCTTCTCGTAAGTTCCATATTCATTGCCATAGCTCGTCGTATTATAGCAATAAACTGCACCTTCTGTGCAATAGATGTAAAGCGCGTGCAGCCATAGAAGTGGCGCGTTATTGTGCTTCTTGATTAAATCTATAATCTTGGAAGCTAACTTTGCAGTATTGATATCTTCTACATTTTCCGCATCATCTGGATATCCGGTAACTGTTGGAATATCGGTGCTGAGAGCTGCAATGATACTCTCAAGATACGCTTTATAGAAATTGAGACGCTTATCATAATACGCGCCATCAGAAATTCCATTCGGCTGCTGAGAACCAACCTGGTCAAACAACTGCCAGTCATGAGCAACTGCATCCCAATAGATATTTGAGAGACCATCCCAATAATACTTCTGCTTTTTCATGAGACGAATTTGTCTTTCTCTCGTCGCCTCATCCTCCTTATCAAAGTGATCACAAATGGCCTTTAGAGCCACCTGTAGATCATCCGGCAATTCGTCAATTTCCTGATAGTCGTTGCTCATTTGTCGAATGCCGTTTCTAGTTCTTCGATTGTGATGGTCTTATCTTCTCGATCCGAATTCTCAATATCTTTTTGTTTTGCAAGTGACTGAAGCTCAAGTGCAGTTCGTCTTGCTGAAACTGTACCAGACTGCTTCATTACATTCTGCCACTCAATCGGATCTGTATTACCTGACATTGAACTTGGCACTTGGTCTGAGATAGTCGCGCGCGACTCGGCAGCAGTTTCAAGAATCATACGCATTAGAAGTGCATTTTGCGCGCGCTCATCACGAATTATTTCTTTCAAAGTCGCGCAAGTTGGGCATTCTTTCTGGAAAAACATCAATGCCGCCTTGAATATCTTTGAACAGCTTGAAAAGTATCTTGCTCTTTTTCTGCAAGTCTTGCTTGCTTGTAAAAAAGAGTCATATCGATATTGCCATATGCTTGAGTCAAGTCGTCACGCTTTTTGGCAATCTTCATTTCACTCTGGGCATCTGAGAAAAAGGAATCTGCTGCATCAACCAGATAACGCACAGTGTCATAAGGATCATCGCCAGGGAATTCAGCCACGTCTTGTACGTGCGTTTTGTCATAAATGCAATTCTTAATAGCTTCTACCAGTTTTGGACAGCTCTTAAAAATCTGCGCTTTTGGTAAGTTTGTTTCTGTACTAGTCTCAACGGCGAATGATCGAAGATAGCTTTGATACTCTTCAATAGAACGATTACGCATAATCCAAGAAGCTTTCTCCGAATCAAACTCTTTTATCTCCTGAACTGGCACAAACTTTGGCTTCCATCTAAAATATTCATGAAGAAGCATCTTGCCTGCGATTCTTGAACCAGGTTGGTTGCTTGTTAGCTCAACTGATCTATCGAGTGCGCTACTCACCTGTTGAAGAATCGTATGCTCCTGTCCTCTATCTTGTCCTGCGCTCTTACACATTTTAACCACGCGCGGCTGATCTCTATCAAGATATGGACGAGCAAGTGCACACCATTCTTCAATCTTTGTTTTCTGAAACCACTGCTCACGATAAATGTAAATTCTCCTATCTGGTGATACGGCTGCATAGCAAATATAAGTCATTGCCGGTGGCGCATAGCCCCAATCTATTGAAACAATCTTCGGCCACCAACTTGGTATATCAAAATCATCAATGACGTGTATTGCATGTGGTGGTTCGCCAGGATAATGTCTATCTCTGAATTCTTCAAATACTTGACCGTCGTATGCGTCCCAATTGCCATATAGCTTTGCTTGCTTCTCTGCTTCTGGTAGTGATTCAAGCGACTTCAAATAATCATCAGTTACATATGGATTATCTTTAATCGTAGCGGGTATAAATATCCGCTTCAATTTATTTTCGTTTACTAATATCTTACCGCCTTCAGGATAAGGAGTAATGAATCGCTCTCTAACCCAACCGTGGCCGATGTTTCCAGGATTTGATGCACTTCGTACAATTGCTGGTAAATTGGAGTAACTTGGTACTCTAACTCGTTGCAGGGCGATATAGAGATATTGCCACTTGGTGAAACTCGTCAACTCATCAAATGCACAATATGAGATTTGCATTGAGTCATAGTTATGCACATCATCTTCGTTCTCACAATGTCCGAAGAACATGAGAGCGCCAGCGCCCATTGGGCTCTTGGCATGATTGCGATTAGGAAATTCCCAGACTTTTGAGTTCTTATTGAACGTGCCACCGAGTTGTCGATAGAAGTGATAAGAACGCGGAATAATTTCCTTTTCTAGTTCTTTATAAGTTCTCCGAAAATAGATTCCTTTGAAAAGCGGATTCTCGTGCAATCTATGCAAGATGGGATATGCAAGTAGCACATCGCTCTTTCCTGCCATCAATGCACCAGCATAAAAGCCCTCAAGAATCGAGAAAGGTAGCTCCAGAAATCTCGTCTGCTTAGGAGTTGGCTCCCAACGATTGAGTGGAGCATCCTTCTGCATTACTGCAATTTCTCCCAAGCATCTATAGCTGGAATTAGAAGCTTCGAGTCATAGTCATAAACATCTTGTGCATTAAACTCTCCGCCGAGATACATGCGCATTTTCGTACAAGATTGATGCTCGTAGCTCGTGCCTTCGGAGATAACTTGCAAAGCAACAGGAACTAGCTCAGACCAATCATAAGTTTCAATTCTGTCATTATACTTTCTGCAGCCATCAGATGAAAAGACCATCTTATCACGCGGATAGAATGGTCCATCATAATCATGATCCCACATTTTTCGATAAGAACTCGGTCGGTCAGGATTTTCAGGAAACTCTTCATCAAGATATGCCATTGATGACTTACCATGCCATGAAATCGTCGAATAGTCTCTTTTGTCTACGCCTCCCAGCTCAACGCCGGAAATCATATTCGGATACATGGATGGCTTATCTTCTTGGCGATTTGTTTGAATTGGTCCAACAAATCCAGCCGACCGAAATGCATCAAAGATTCTTGCATGCAGGGCCTTCTCTGGTAGCTCATTACCAGTTTCTAGTCCGCAAGTCAGGCCATCAGTCGCGCGTGAAAACTTTTCAGCAAAAGCCCAAATCCAATCACCTGGTTGTGCGAGTTCGCCCCAAATTGCATCTGAATCTCTATCTGACCAATAAATACCATTCACATTGTTTTGGAATGGTTGGAGAGATTGTGTTGGAACACCACTCTTACGAACTGACCAAGTGTAAAGTTCTAGTACTGAGAAGATTGGGAGAATCCCGCGCGCGTTTGCCTCTTCAGTTATTGCTCGAAGTCGATTGAAATACTCATGATTCCAATTGTACATGTCAAATCGACCATCGAGATTCTTAAAGCAGGGGAAATATCCATTAACAACTCCTGGATAATCAATTCCCGTGCTCCAGGCATTCCAACAAGTAATTCTCGTGTGTCTGCACTTGAAATGCTGAATAGCTGCAAGGAAAG